GGTGTCGAGCTTTGTACCGTCTGCTGAGACGTCGCGACCATCCACGTTGCCAGTTACAGTGATGCTCGCAAAAGTTGGAGCATCTGTCGGCTCGAATTGTGAGTTCGTGCTGTTGTAGGCGAGGATGCGGTTGTTCGCCACGCCAGAGGTGGAGACGTCTGTCATGTCGTTGATCGACTGGTTTGACAGAGTGAATGTGCCGTAGGCGATGATTTCTAGTGTGTCGTTTGCTGCCGCGCCAGACGTAAGGACGATGGAGGAGCCGCTCGTCGCTGTGAAGTCTGAGCCGTTCACCAGCTTGACGCCGTTCATGTAGACGTCAAGGAAGCCAGCGTCGTAGGCTAGGCTGTTTGTGTTGTCGTCGTTTCCAGTGAATGTGGTCTGAGATGCAGTTGCCGTATAGGTAAAGCGGTCTGCTGTGCCGTTGACTGAGGAGCCTGCCGCAATCCAGCCAGACGCAGAGTACACCTTCATCGTGTTTGTTGTGGTGTCAAAGTACAGATCGCCGAGGTCGAGGGCCGATCCGTCTGGGTCTGCTGTTGGGGCGCTGGATTGTGCGCCGAGATAGGTGTTGTTGAATGCGACTGAGTTGGTCGCTGCGGTCGTTACGTCTGCGCTGATGCCTGCGACAGTGTTTACATTGGCGATGTTGGTGCCAACTGTGTTTACGTTTGCGATGTTGTTCGCGACGACGTCGATCTCAGACGTTGCCTCGTTGAGATCGTTTGCGACGTCAATGACCGCTTGGATGTCTGCGGCGACAGTTTGCAGGTTATTGTTGTTGATTTCGGTCGCGACTGTGTTCACATCTGCGATGTTTGTCGCAGTTGTGTTTACATTGGCTATGCTGCCGCTCACCGTGTTCACATTGGTGATGCTGCCTGCAACGGTGTTCACGTTTGCGATAGAGCCAGCGGCTGTGTTGACGTTGGATATGTCAGACGCAACTGTGCCGACGTTGGTTATGTTGGCTGCGACGACCGTTACGTCTTGGCCGACGCCGATTTCGGCGGCGACCGTGTTGACGTCTGCAATGTTAGAAGATGTCGTGTTTACGCTCGATATGTTTGTCGAGACTGTGTTTACGTTGGAGATGTCGGTCGCGACAGTAGTCACATCTGCGATGTTGGTGGACACAGTTACAACGTCTGTGCTGGTTGCCCAATACTTCGCAGAATAGTTGGTCCCGTCGACCGTCCCACTTGTTTTGATAACCCATTCTTTTGCTGCACCTCCTGTTGCTGAGTTGGTTACGCCAGTGCCACCGATTGCCCACGCCTTGGCTGAGTAGTCGGTGCTGTCTACGATGCCGTCAGTCTTTTTGGCCCAGTCGCGTGCCTCAGACACGTCAACGATGCGGGTTGTATTGGAAGATGCGATAAAGGCTGCTTCGTTTGCGAAGGTCGAGCCAGATGATAGACCGTGGACGATATAGACGTCTTTGTCGGATGTCGTCGCAAGGTCGAAGTTCTGGTACGTCGTGGCCGCGTTGAAGGTGCCAGTAATGTTGAAAAAGGTCGTGATGTCAGTCCAGCCAGCGGTGCTGGATGCGAAATTACCTGCGCGAAACTGGATTTTGTCTGTGGCTTCGTCAAAACGGAACTCAAAGTTGGCCGCACGGAATACGCCGCTGCTGTCGAACAGGTCGTCGAGCAAGTCTGATAGCTGGCGGTTGCCCTTCTCAGACGCCTCAAGATAGGTGTCTAGGACGTGGTCGCCTGTAAATTGTGAGCGGAAGCGAAGCTGTTCACCAGTAGGACGCGTGATACCCATTAGTCATACCATCCATTTTCTTTCATCAGACGCACTAACTTTGCCTTAGTTAGGCTGTACTTGTCGTCCCCAGAGGCCGAGTTTGACTGCCCTTCTAGCTCCGCAAGGCGGGCTATAAGCGCTTCCATCTCGGCACGTTGGGCCGTAATGCGATCTGACAATATTGCGTTTTCAAGTTGCAGTTCGGCTACAGCCTCGTTGATGGCTTCCGTGACGTAGTCTACTGTTTTGGCGTCGCATAGGGATGCGAGTGCTGCTACTTTTCTCATGCGCGTCGTGCCTCCGACATTGGAATGAGGTTGCCCTTCTGGATTTCGCTCTGGACTTGCTCATTGGGTTGTACTGATGCACCACGCATCTTCTCCATCAGAGCCAACTGTTGGGAAGGCGACATGCCCTCGGCGTTCAGTTGCTCCTTGGAAACGCGGAAGCGATCTAGGTCGGTTATGCCCATGGCGCGGATGGCTTCTTCTGCGATCTGGCCCGCGTTGTACTCCATGTTCAGGCCAGTCTGAGACATGATCTGAAGCATGTTCATCCATGTTTCGGCGTTGCGGGTAGGCTCAACAGGAAGTGTGCCGTCAATGACGAGGTAGTCGATGTCGCCTTGCAGGTCTTTGGCTACGTCGTAGTCGATATAGCCATCTTGAACCATGTCAGCGAGTTGGGTCGGCATGTTGCTGCTGTCGATTTTTATTGAGCCAGACATCGAGAGACTGTCTTGGATGTTGGCCGTCATCATACGCACCATCGGGCGGATGGTGGTTGCAGACATGATGCGAGCAATGACGCCAAGACGCTGGGAACCGAGTTGTGTTAAGCGTTGGATTTCAGTGGCTGTGCGGATACCGTCTGCCGTTGGCATACCTTGCTGCGCATCCGAAGCTGCGGATACCCGCTGCTTTAATTCTGACATCGCGGCTATGTCGTTGAAATGGCCACGAGTTACGTCTGGAACTTGGGCAATGAAGACGCCGTCCCCAGGCTTCGCCCCTGGCATCGTTCGGACAATGCCCCACGGGTTGCGGTCGATCAGGTCTGGGACGCTGACTTGGGTCGGGTCTGCGAAGATAAGGTTGTTAAGGGCTGCCGATACGTTGTCGATGCGGCTGCGGAGTAGGTATGTTGCGATGTCGTGCATCGGCAGGATTAGATCGTAGAGTGATTGACCGAATGTCTTGTGTGCGTCTTGGTACAGGCCACCGATGACGACGGGGAACTGTCGGCCATAGGGGTTTAGCTGCATGCGGATCACGACGTTCTCGTCAAGGATTGTTATGACGAGGAAGATTTGGTCGATGGACGGGATGCCGATCTCGTGGCCAGATAGACGGACCCATGCTTCGTCAATGACGCGGGCGTCGCCCAGTGTGAAGTAGGCATGGTCAAAGCGTTCACGTTGGTGCGGTTGGGCTGGGTCGATATTGAGGCCGCGACCTTCTTCCTTGTGCCAGTGGTGCGCATTCCATGAGTTGCGTGGCGGGCTTATTTTGTGGCGCAGCGCTGGGAACTTCTTGAGCTTGGGATAGAGGCCAGAATAGAGCAGGGAGTTGTAGGATACATAGTCTGAGAAGACGATGTACTGCATGTTCTCCCAGTCGCCCCAGTTGACGCGCGGGTCAGGGAAGCAGCGGCGAGGGTCGAAGTTTACCAGTTGGTTCTGGTTGGACTTGGCGTCCCAGACTACCTTGGTAGGAGCAAAGCCATAGCGTACACTATCAAGAAGAAGCTGGGCCAAACGAGCTTCGCCAGCGGTTCTGCGCATTTGCTGGTGTAAAACGCGTTCGAGTATAAGGCTACTCTTTCTCGATTTTGTGTTGAGACCCTCAAGTTGGAACATCGGGTTACGTCCGCCGAGTGCTGCCATGAGGTATGTGAGGACTGTGTCGGCGATAGCTCTGGTGTCCGCGATGACCGCCTTTTCGCGGAAATCGGTCGCGTCTGGGTTGACATAAACGTCATGTGCGCGGTCTGCCTCCTTCCAGTGATCGTAGCGTTTGCGGATTTTGAAATATGACATGTCGACCATGGACTTGACGTAGTCCACAATGCGGCGTTCCTGCTCCTCCGTGAGGTCCGCAGAGATGTCTTCGTAGTTTGTCAGACGATCTGCAAACTCTGAAAGGTCGACGACCACGCCTTCGTTAGGGCCAGCAGTGTATTCCGCGCTGCGGTAACTGCTTCCCGATGGGAGACTTGGTGTGCTTTTTGGTCCGTTTACTGCCATGGCTTAAAGATACCTTGCTATTGTTAGTTGGTCGTCCTTTTAGAGACCCCAGCCTTGCCATTTTGAAGAACTGCTGTTGACGCTCTTTAATAGCGACTTACCGAAGTGCTTGTCGTCCAGATGGTTCAAGGATTGGTTTGGGTCGCTGTGTAAAGACCACGCTTCGGGGCTGACCGATGTGCGGGACAGGATGTCGATGGCCATTGTGGCTGCGTCGACTTGGTCGTCGTGGTTCCCGTTAGGGAATGATACGCTCTCGTCAATGAAGGCGTCTAGCCATTCCGATTGGTCTGGGATGAAGACGCGGCCACCTTCGATTATTGGTAGGATTGCGTTGACGCGGGCCACTTTGTCGTGGACGACCTTGTAGGGAATGATGGACATGCCGCTCTCACGCTTGAGTTCTTGGATGAGAGATTGGCCAGAGGCTTTGTCTTCGATGTACATCGCGCGTAAGCCGCGTCCGCGCCAGCGGTTGTTTAGACGGATGAGCCGTTGCTTTAGTTCTGGGAAGTCGTACTTGCCGCGCATGACGTCTACGAGGTAGATGTCGCCGTTGCGATCCATGCCAGCCGTTACAGCCACGGAGTAGTCGGCGGTTTCGGTCTTTTTGAAGGCTGTGTCGCACGCTATGACGAGAGAGACGAAGTTTTCTGGTTTGAGGTCGGCAGGATATTTTTGCCACCACTCTGTGCGGATGATGTTACCGCCTTCGATGTACGGTTGTTGTTGGTAGAGAGAGGCGAACTCGCGCGGGTTCAGGCGCTCGCGCCGTTTTAGGTCTTCAAGTGGGAAGCGAGAGGGCCAGAGTGGGGCTTCCGCCTCGCTTGGGACTTCGCGCTTTGCGCGAGAGACGAGGTTTACTGCCTTGGCGTCGAGATACATCGGGTGGTCGGTGGGTAGGTGGTTGCGGCGGATGCGTTTGCCGTCGACCTTTTTTATGGCTGGGAAGTTGATGTGCTTCCAGCGGCCTTCAGCCCAGTCTTCCGTTTGTTGGAGGCGGCCTGCGAGGTCGTCTGGGTGCCAGCGGGTTAGGATGACGATTTGTTTTGGGGGGTTGCCCTTGGCTTCGGGTTGGAGGCGGGTGGCTAGGGCCGAGGTGTAGTAGTTCCACGTCTTGTTTCGTTGGGTCATGCTCTCTGCGTCTTCGCGAGATTTGATCGGGTCGTCGACGAGGAGGAGATTGGCTGGTCGGCCTGATGTGGTGCCGCCGACGCCGACAGCGAAATAGGCACCGCCTATTTCGGTGCGCCATACGTCGGCTGCTCGGCTCTCTGTGGAGAGGGTGAACTCTGGGAAGGCTTGCTGCATCTGCTTTTGCTCGACGATAGCGCGGACTTGACGGCCAAAGTCGGTGGCGAGTTGGGAGTTATATGAGCAAGACATGATATAACGGTTGGGGTTCCGCGCCATGAAGTAGGAGGGGAACAGGACCGTGCCGAACGTGGACTTAGCATGGCGTGGAGGCATCGTAATAAGCAGGTTGTTCGCACCGAGTTCGTCCTTTTCTAGCTTGTCGAGAGCGTCGATCAGTTCGAGTTGGAAGTCTGCCAGTTCCCAGTCGGGGAACATTAGGCGGACGAAGCCCTCGAAGCCGTCTGCCGCGTCGCGAAGCGACAAGAGATACTTGGCGACTTGGGCTTGGGTCATCTTGGCCATGTTAGAGACCTCGTTGGCGCAGCATGCGGGACAGGTGGATTTCCTGTGCCTTGTCTTTGTCGTGGATCGCGTCTGCCATGACGCGCATTAGGTGATCCATGACGGCAGCTTGGCGTTTGTTTGGCGGGACAGAGGACAGGTCGAGTTGGGACATGGCTTTGCCAAGCTCGTCTGTGGTTAGGTTGCTGGGCAGGGCTTCTGCTTGGCGGTTACTTATCTTCATCTTGGGTTAGCTCCTTATATTCGACCTCGATTGTGGACACGCCTTGGGCGATGGCTTCCAATTCTTCGCGTGAGAGGTCTGTTACTTCCTTGGTTGTGTGTTCGTGCTGCACATATGAGGCGTTTAGGTCTGGCACGACTTTGTTGAGGAGGGCTGAGAACACACGAGCTTGCGTTGGGTTCCATTCCTTGCCGCCCATTACGACTTGGTGTGCATCTGTGATTTGATCGCGCACATAGTTCGCAATTTGGCCACGGATTTTTGCGGATTGCGCTGGTGTGAGTTCAGTTTGTGCCATTAGTTTTGCCATTTCATCTGCCTTTCGTTTTATTGGCGCTTCTTTCCTGCATTTTAGTGAGCAGAACTTGCTGCGGTCTTCGTGAGACGCGCGGTTCCAATACTCTTTCTTGCAGTTTGTGCAGGTGAGCTTGACCCGCTCGCCGTCAACAGCGCCATTTTTTACTCTTTGTCTTTCCTTGTCTGACGTTTTCAATTTTTGCTCCGATTGCTCGCGCGGTAGGGGAGGTGACATCTAACGCAAAAACGTCGGCGGCGGGATGACCCCCGCCCCCCGCACGCGCATATGACCATTTGCATGGCAAATGGCTGACACATGCGAGGCTAAGTGGCTGATTTTGCACGGTTTTCGCTCCCTTCCTACGGGTGTGTGTGGCCCTTTCAGGGCTGAGACGTTTCGGCTCGACCCCTCGCTTGCGCCTGAACACTGCCCCTAAAAGGGGCAACATCAGTCTAATCAGCAGTTTAGCTCCTCGCGCATATCGGGTCGTCCGCGCCTACGCGCGGTCCCCAAAGGGGCTTCTCGGGTGGAGGCCGAGGCTGTCTCGGTCCGTAACGCGAAGGAGTACACGCGATGACCAAACTATTTTCCGCCAAAGATCACGCAGCCGCATACGCAAACGCGAAAACCGCGCCTGCACGCAAGAAAATCCGCGACGCTGTCGCGGCCAAGTGCGAGACCAACAAACGCGTGCGCTGGACGCGCCTGTTGGCCGACATCGACGCGGGTCGCCTCGACCGCGTGACTGCGCGAGGCTCTGGCGATTGGTCGGCGGTCGCACGCGACGTCGAGCCGAAGGCTGCCGCCAAGCCCAAGGCGAAGGCGAAGCCGAAGGCCAAAGCGCCCGCGAACGACATGGACGCGCTCGTGAGCCAACTCGCCGACTTGGACGAAGTCCAAATGGCGGCGTTCTTCAAGGCGCTGACCAAAGCGCGCGCATAATCACACACACCTGCATGACCCCTCACGCATCCGCGTGGGGGGTTTTTTTTGTGCCAAATCACAGGAGACACGCACATGACATACCGACACGACGACGACACCAACCTACGCCAACGCGTGGTCGAGACCATCGGCAACATCCTCATCGCGGCCATACTCGGGCTGATGTTCGCATGGGTGGGCATCAACTGGGTCACAGGCTGCGGCGAAACCTTCATCACATACACGGGCGAGCGAATACATGGCGAGTGCGTGTTCATGCCATGGAGGGACTGAGCATGACACGCGAACACGTTGGACACATCGCAGTTGACGCAGGCTTATGTTGGGTCGGCGATCCTTGCTACGCACTTCCAGACGACCGCTCGCAGACGGTGGGCGGCGACTGGTCCGAGTTCTGCGACCAGATGCGTGGTCGAGACCACCGCTCGTTCGAGGGCATCAGCGGCCATGAGGGCGTCGGCGTCTGCGTTGAGACAGGTTGGGGCGACGGCTTCTACCCTGT